AGGTCGCCAGGACGCTCCGCGATAGCTGCTTCGCCCAACTGCGGGGGCAAATCTCCGAGTTCTACCCCAGGTGCGGCGCGAAGGTCAACCGGGGGGATTTGGGCATCTCCTTCCCGAACGGCAGCGAGATTTTGTTTTCCGGCCTGGACGATGTGGAAAAGCTCAAGTCCATTTACGACATCACCGGCATCTGGATCGAGGAGGCCTCCGAACTTCTGGAAAGCGACTTCAATCAGCTGGATATCCGGCTGCGCACCGAGTTCCCCTATTACCTCCAGATTATCCTGTCCTTCAACCCCATCTCCGCCACCCACTGGCTCAAGGGCCGGTTCTGGGACAAACACGACCCCCGCGCAATGGTGCACGAGAGTACCTACAAGGACAACCGTTTTCTGCCCGAGGAGAATATCAAGACGCTGGAGGGCTTCAAGGACACCGACCCGTATTATTACATGGTCTATGCCCTCGGGGAGTGGGGCGTCACGGGCAAGACCGTGTTCGACGGACGGGCCGTAGCCGGACGGCTGGAGACCGTGCCCGAGCCGGTCAAGACGGGGCTGTTCGAGTATGACCTGGACCCCGATGGAGTACATATCGGCAACATCCGCTGGGTGGACGATGAGAACGGACCCGTGCGCGTTTTCCGCCAGCCGGGAGAGGGCCGGCCTTACGTCGTCGGCGGCGACACCGCCGGGGACGGCTCCGACTGGTTTGTGGCGCAGGTGCTGGACAACATCACCGGGGAACAGGTGTGCGTCCTGCGCCACCAGTATGACGAGGATACCTACTCCCGTCAGCTCTATTGCCTGGGCCGGTATTACAACGACGCCATGCTCGCCGTGGAGGCCAACTTCTCCACCTACCCCATGCAGCTGTTGGAGCTTATGGGATATCGGAATCAGTACGTCCGGGAAAGGCCGGACAACTTTACCGGAAGTCTGCGCGACACATTCGGATTCCGCACCACGCCCACAACAAGGCCTGTCATCATTGCCGAGTTGGTGCGGGTTATGCGGGAAAACATTTCCCTGGTCAACGACCGGGAAACGCTGCTGGAAATGCTCACCTTCGTGCGCAACGAAAAGCTGCGGCCCGAGGCCCAGGAAGGGGCGCACGACGACTGCGTCATGGCTTTGGCCATCGCCCACTATGTCCGGCCCCAGCAGGCCATGGCCGTGCGGGCCAAAGAAGAACCGGGACGGGCCGTGTGGACCGCCGATATGTGGGAGGACTACAACCACGCTGACCGTCAGACACGGGAACATCTTTTGAAGATTTGGGGGGAGCCAAAGCGATGAGAAACGAAAAGCTGGTCATGTGGCAGAAGCGCCTGGCGGAGGCCGACGCCGCCTATTCCGGCGAGGTTGCCCGGATGGATGAGCGGGAACGGCTGTACGCCGGCCAGCGCGACCTGCGCCCCCTGGTGCCGGGGGACTGGCGGCGGGACGGCGGGTGGAAGAAAACCAGCCACGTCCGCAACATTATCTTCGAGAACGTGGAGAGCCAGGTGTCCTCCGAGATTCCCCAGCCAAAGGTCACGCCGCGGCGCAAAAAGGACGAGCATTTGGCCGACGTCATTGAGCACTTCCTGCGCAACGAGCTGGACCGCCTGCCCTTCGAGACCATCAACGACATGGCCGAACGGACCGTCCCCATCCAGGGCGCGGTGGGGTTCCTGGTGGAGTGGGACAACACGAAACGCTCCGCCGGGACGGTCGGGGAGGTCACGGTCACCGCCATCCACCCCAAGCAGTTCGCACCCCAGCCGGGGATTTATACCGGCGTGGAGGACATGGACTGGTTCATCCTCAAAATGCCCTCCACCAAAGAGGCCGTGCGCCGGCGGTACGGGGTGCGGCTGGACGACGAGGGCGAGGCCGAGCCGTCCGTCCGGGGGGCCGGGGACGAGGACGCCGCCCAGGACGCCGTCACCCGTTACATCGGCTACCAGCGCAGCCGCCGGGGCGGCATCGACCGCTATGTGTGGGTCGGGGACCACGAGCTGGAGGATTTGGAGGACTATCAGGCCCGGAGACGGCCCGTGTGTGAGCGGTGCGGCACCGTCAGGCCCCTGGACGAGGGGGCGGTGTGCCCAGGCTGCGGCGGGGACCGGTGGACCACAAAACGGCAGGACACCGAGACCATCATGGCCCCCATCGAGACCGCGGCAGGAACCGTGATTCCGGGGGCGCGGGTGGAAATGGACGCCATGGGGCTGCCATTGATGGACGATTTCGGAATGCCCGCAGTCCAGGGCACCCAGGTCCCCTTTTACCAGCCCGACCTCTTTCCCATCATCATTCAAAAGTCCGTGAGCGTGTACGGCAGGCTCCTGGGCAACTCCGATGTGGACGTCATCCGCGACCAGCAGAACACCGTCAACCGGCTGGAACAGAAGATCATCGACCGGCTCATGAAGGCCGGCACCCGCATTACCCTCCCCGACCGGGCCGACATCCGGCTGGACGCGGAGGACAGCGAGAAAATCTACATCGGGAACGCCGCGGATAAGGCCCTGCTGGGGGTGTACGACTTTACCGGGAATCTGGAATACGAACTGGCCTATTTGGAGCAGGTGTACAAGGAGGCCCAGCAGGAACTGGGGATCACCGACAGCTATCTGGGCCGGAAGGACGCCACCGCCACCAGCGGCAAAGCCAAGGAGTTCTCCGCCGCCCAGGCCGCCGGGAGGCTGGAGAGCAAGCGCACCATGAAGGACGCGGCTTATGCCGCCATCTTCGAGCTGATGTTCAAGTTCGCCCTGGCCTACTCCGACGAGCCGCGCCCGGTGAGCTACAAGGATTCCAAGGGCGAGACCCGGTACGAGGAGTTCAACCGTTACGATTTCCTGGAACAGGACGAGGACGGGCAGTGGCGGTGGAACGATCAGTTCCTTTTCTCCTGTGATACCTCCGCGCCGCTGGCCTCCAACCGGGAAGCCATGTGGCAGGAGACCCGAATGAACCTTCAGACCGGGGCCTTTGGCGACCCGGCACAGACCGAAACGCTGATCCTCTTTTGGTCCAAAATGGAGGAGCTTCATTACCCCGGGGCGGGGACCACAAAAGCCTTTTTGGAAGATAAGCTGGCCAGGGAACAGCAGGCCGCGCAGATGCAGGCGCGGCAGGCCCAGGCCATGCAGGCCCAGGCGATGCAGATGCAGCAGGCGGGGCAGCGGCAGGCCCTTCAGATGGAACAGCTCAAGGCACAGCAGGAACAGGCCAAGGCCCAACAGGCCCAGGTCAAGGCGCAGGGTCAGGAGCAGCAGGTCCCCGACGAACTGCTGGCCGCGCTGGTGCAGGAACAGGCCAGACGGGACGCCGCCCGAACGGCGGGAATCCAACTGTGAAGGGGGTGAGGACATGAGCTATAAGAGCGGTTACACGGGCAAAATCAAAAACGCCGGCACCCAGATCGTCAAGGCGCCGTCCCAGCAGACCGGCAAAGGGAAGGGCACCGTCAAGACCGGCGGCGATTTGAGGTCGGGCAGGAAGTAAGCGCCAATGGGCGGAAAGGAGTGAAGCGTCATGTTCAGCGAAGCGGAGGCTTTTAACGCCCTCGGCGTGGAGCCGGAACCCGCGCCGGAAGCGCCCCAGGCCGGGGCGGAAACAGGGCAGAATGAGGCGGCACCAGCGGGGGAGGTATCCCAGCCTCCCGAGGGGCAGGCGGGGCGGGAAACGACCGTAAACGACCAGGACGGCCAGAGCCAGGAAGGTCAGGCACCGGAGGGGGCCGCGCCCCAGGAAGAGCCGGCCGCGCTGGCCGCCCAAAAGCAGGCGGTGGAGCAGGCGGTTGCTCAGGCCCTCCAGGCCGAACGGGAGCGGCAGAAAGAGCAGTTTAAAACCTTCTTCCAGCGGGCCGGACTGAAGAACACCATCACCGGCGAGGAGATCGCATCCCTGGAGGACTTCGAGACCTGGGAACGGGCCTACCAGGCCCAGCGGCTGCAGCAGGAGCTGGCCGAGGGCAGGCTGTCCCCCGAAGGCCTGGAGCAGGCCATCGCCAACTCACCCGCCGTCCGGCGCGCCGAGGAGCTGGCCCGGCAGGCCGAACAGCAGGAACGGGAACAGCGGCGGGCCGAGTTCCAGGGGAAGGTCCGGGAAGAACTGGCGGAGATTCGTCAGATGGACCCGTCCGTCACTTCCGTGGAGGACATCCTGAAGGGGCCGAACGGGCAGCGGTTCTACGGGTACGTCAAGAATGGCCTGTCCTATGTGGATGCCTTCCGCCTGACCAACTTCGACCGGCTGACCGCCCAAAAGGCCGTGGAGCAGGCCGCGCGGCAGCAGGCCCGGGAACTGGAGCGCAGCAAGGACCATCTTACCGGCGTCGGGACCGTCCAGGGGCAGGGGGCCGTACCGGTGCCGCCCGCTGAAATGGCCCTGTTCCGGGAGATGATGCCGGGGGCCACGGAGGCGGAAATTCAGAACTACTACAACCAATACGAGAGGAGCATTGCAAAATGAGCTTTGCGGCAGTCAAAAGCGACACCGGGGCCGTTCTGCCCTGGGAGTACCTGCCCGCCAAGGCCGGCACGTACCAGTGCGGGCAGATGGTGGGGGTGAGCGGCGGTTTCGTCTCGGCGCTGTCCGGGGCCAGCTCCACCACCCCGCCCTACCTGTGCGTGAGTGAGCGGACCATCGCCCAGGATGGGGACCTGCTGCCCGTAGTCCGGGTGGCCAGGGGGAATATCTTTGAGACCACATTGAGCGCGGGCGGGAACGTCCAGGTGGGCAGCAAGCTGGGGGTGGCCGCGGGCGGATTGGAGGCCGGCGGCAGCGGCACCTTTGAAGTGACCTGGGTGGACAGCACCGCCCAGGGTGATCCTGTCCGGGGACGGTTCGTGTAAGGGAGTGATGGAAAATGAAGATAACTTTTTCTGAGGGCAGCGGCCTCAATGACAGCGTATTCGGCAAGTGTCAGGCCCCGATCCGGATGTTTTTGGAGAAACGGGGAGAGGAGTTCGAGCAGCAGAGCGTCATCAAGGACGTGTTCCTCATGGGCAAAAGCACCAACTACGGCGACCTGATGACCACCATGACTGCCATGACCGGCTTCGAGCCGGTGGGCGAAAACGGGGCCTATCCCGCCGACGGTGTCCAGGAGGGGTACAAAAAGCTGCTGGAGTACGAGACCTGGAAGGATTCCTTCGCCATCTCCAAGGAGATCATTGAGGATTCCAAGCTGATGGACCTGAAGAAACAGCCCGCCGCCTTTATGACCAGCTACCACCGCACGAGGGAGATGTTCGGCGCGGCGCTGTACGCAGGGGCCATCAATGGGCAGCGCAATGTAAAGTTCAAGGGCAGGAATTTCGATATCACCACCGCCGACGGGGTCACGCTCTTTCACAAGGCCCACCCGCCCAAGGTCGCCGGGAAGAACCAGTGCAACCTTTTTCTGAACGCCTTCAGCGTTGACGCCCTGGGCCAGATGGAGACCGTCATGCAGAACTTCCGGGGGGACAACGACGAGATTCTGGACGTGGCCCCCGATACCATCCTGATCCCCAACATTGCCTCCCTCAAGCGGGACGTGTTCGCCGCCATCGGCGCGGACAGGGAGCCTACCACCGCCAACAACGCCTTTAACTACCAGTACGGGCGCTGGACGGTGATCGTTTGGACCTACCTCAACCAGTTCTTGACCGCCAACAGCGTCCCCTGGGTGCTCATGGACAGCAAGTATAATTCCACCTACGGCGGCGCGGTGTGGAACGACCGCATCCAACTGGAGGTCCACTCCCATGTGGACCACAACACCGACGCGAATGTGTGGCGGGGACGTTCCCGGTTCAACGCCACCTTCAACGATTGGCGCTTCGCCGCCGTGGGCGGCGTGACCGGCGGCGAGGCCCTGAAGGATTAACCATGACCATCCGGGAGGCAATCCGGCGGGTGGACGACGTTAAGCCGAACGCATTCCCCGAGGAGGCCAAGCTGAAGTGGCTCAGCGATCTGGACGGACGGCTGGCGCTGAACGTGTTCCTCATGGCCACGGCGGAGCTGCGCTGCTTCCAGTACAGTTATCCCGCCGACCTGGATATCGAGCTGCTGGTCCTGCCGCCCCACGATGACATCTACACCGCGTACCTCGCCGCTAAAATTGACGAGGCCAACGGGGAGTACGAGAAGTACCAGAATTCCATGACGGCTTACAACAGCCTTTACGGCGACTTTGTGCGCTGGTTCGCCGCTTTGTACGAGCCGGCGCAGGGATATTACCGGCACAGGTGGTGGTGAAAATTGGCGTTATACGATAACTCGCCCTATTACATCTCGGCTTATGGGCTGGCGGTGCGGCAGGGTTTCGTGGGGAGCCTGGACGATTGGCTGAAGTCCCTCGTCGGGGCCTCCGCCTACGACCTGGCCGTGAGCCAGGGCTTTACTGGCACCCTGGGCGACTGGCTCCTCTCCCTGGTCGGGCCGCAGGGGCCGGCCGGCGCAACTGGGCCGCAGGGCACCCAGGGGGTGCCAGGTCCCCCGGGTCCGCAGGGTCCCCCGGGGCCGGCGGGGGCCGGCAACGGGGATATGCTGGCCGCAGTGTACGACCCCGGCGGCAGGGCGCAGGACATCTTCGCTTATACCGATGATTTGTGCGACGCGGTGTGCGCGGTGATTCACCAACTGTTCCCGAAAGGGGGGAGCATCTAGTGGCGGCGACCTACATGGTGCGGGACGGACTGCGGGAT